CTCTTCGGTCCTGTTTCCGATACTACCGATGGTCTCATTCGTAAGGTTCAGGTTGATTACTATACTAGTACGAATGTTGAAACAGCTAAGAGGGAAATGAGATATACCGTAACACCAGATCCAATTGATGCTGAACCAGATGATAACTATGGTTTTGCAGAATCTTTGGAAATGTTCTTTGATGGCAAAACTTATAGTCCAACACAACAAAGGGATATTTAATTATTATGCCTAAAAACTATGATTCAATTGATAAAGCATTGAATATTGAGAGTTCTATTGTTGAAGTAGAACCAGAAAATAGTATTGAGATTGATAAAAAAATAAAACCAATTGATGGTAACTTGAAAGAAGTTGATATTAAGAAGGATTATGAATATACCAGATCGAATTTATATTCACTAATAGAAAAGGGTCAAGAAGCAATCAATGGTATTTTAGAACTTGCTGGTGAAGGAGACAGTCCTAGAGCATATGAAGTTGCTGGACAACTGATTAAAAGTGTTGGTGATGTGACAGATAAATTAATGGATTTACAAAAGAAATTAAAAGAAGTTGAGGAAGATAACACCAAGACCACAAACAATGTAACTAATAATGCAGTATTTGTGGGGTCAACGTCTGAACTTTCAAAATTACTCAAGCAAGGTTTTCTAAATAATAAGGAATAAGTCATATACTTTGTATGGGTTCTCTCCATAAATGGTTCAAAAGTTCAAAATCAGTTGATGGAAAACCCGGTTGGGTTGAAGTCATTTCTGGTGAGCCTTGTGCTCGTGAAAAGGGGGAGAAAGGAACTCCAAAATGTGTTTCTTCTGATAAGCGAGCAAGTATGACTGAAAAAGAGAGAATATCCGCACAAAGAAGAAAAAGTTCTGCAGACCCAAATCAACCAAAAAAATCTGGTGCAGCAACTCCAACTTATGTTTCCACCGATAAACCAGAAAAGAAAATGAACGAAGAAAAAGACGTTAAAGGAAAAGGTAGTGGGAAAAAGGATGCTTGCTACACTAAAGTTAAATCAAGATATGATGTTTGGCCAAGTGCTTATGCTTCTGGTGCATTAGTCAAGTGTCGTAAAGTTGGTGCCGACAATTGGGGGAACAAATCAGTAAAAGAGGAAATTGAAAAAATGTCTGGAATTATAAGATATTGCCCAAAATGTCAAAAGGATGAGACACGTTCTGAGTGCAAGTATGGTGAAAAATACTGGGATATGTTTTCCATTCCCCCAGCACTTACTACAAATCAAATGAAATTTGATGTTGCTCAAGTTCATCCAACAAATGAATCCAAACAACCTGATCACGAGCATTCTATGGCTCGTTCAGAGATTTCAATAATTATTTCTGCAGCAAAAAGACTCCGCAAAAAACTAAAAGGAGAAGGAAATATTGAAGCTTGGGTTCAATCTAAAATAAGTAGGGCTGCAGATTATATTGATGCCGCAGCAGACTATCTTGATAGTGGAGAACATAATGTTCAAGGTTCTATGGATGAGAATGTTAGTTTTGAAATTGGACACACCTCTGCAGATGCAAGAAACGCAATAAGACAAGATAAAATTTTAAAAAGAGCAGCGTCTGGACAACAAGGTGCAGATGTTGCTAGAAAAAAACTTACTGGAATTCAATTACCTCTTGCAAATTCAACGGATTTAAAAACTTTTGGTGAGTTTATGCAAGAAGCACTTGATAAGTCCAAAATGAAGTGCAACTCCCCAAAGTCTGATCCCGTAGGTGATTCACTCACGGGTAAGTCTCATGTTGTAAAGGCATGTGAAGGTGGGGAAGAAAAAATTATTAGATTTGGACAAAGAGGTGTAAAAGGTTCTCCAAAGAAAAAAGGTGAGTCTAAGGCATATGCAAGTCGCCGTGAAAGATTTAAAGCAAGACATGCCAAAAATATTGCAAAAGGAAAAATGTCTGCTGCCTATTGGGCTAACAAAACTAAGTGGTGATAATAAATGAGTGAGCTATCGGATCTCTTTAAATTAGTTGCAGAAGAAAAAAGAAAGAAGAAGGAAGAAATAGATTCTCTAATTGGAGATTCTTTTGATAAACTTTTTGTAGAGCAATTGAAGTCTCACAAAACTCCGGAGCAACTTGCAAAAAAACATAATGTCCCTGTTTCTAAAATTAAGGACCAACTTAAACAAGGAACTAAGGTTGAGAAAGAACATACTAAAGATTCTGATCTAGCATCTATAATTGCATCACAGCATCTGGATGAACTTCCAGACTATTATGATCGTTTAGCAAAAATAGAAAAAACTCAAAAGTCTAACAGTAAAGATCCAGTATCTTCTTTGGAAAAACAACTTATATCATTAAAAGATATTTCTTACTCATCAATAGATAAATTAATGAGAACTATTTGCAATAGTTTTGATATTTCTCCCAGAAAACTTCATGATGATTTTGTGAAAAAGCACAAAATGATCCCCGATGAGTGGATTAAAGATAAAAGAGGTTTAAAAGAAGAAGTTAAAAATAATCTTATTGAAAGATCTCTTGGATTATTAGCAGAACCATCAAAAACTAAAAACTCAGATCCTTTAACTCCATTAGATCAAAACTTCACATCCTTTGAGGAGTTGCAGAAGCATTATAAACTCTTTCTAAATAGGATACAACAGCAATTATCTACTTTAGGTGGGGGAGGAGAAACCAATCTCACTTATATGGATGTTCCTACAACATCCGTAACTACATCTACTTACACAGTAAAATTACAAGATTACTATATTGGTGTATACTATTCTGGGGCAGTTACAATTACTTTGCCGAGAGCAGATAGAGAGGGAAAAATTTTTGTTGTTAAGGATGAACTTGGAGAGGCATCTAAGGGAGTAAATAGATATATTACAATTCTTCCATCTGGATCCGACACTATTGATGGTAGAGATAAAGCATTCATTGCTTATGATTATGGTTCACTTACATTCATTTGGAAAAATAATTCTTGGAGGGTAGTCTAATGTCACATTTATATGATCCGTGGAAACCCGGAGATGATGCTTTTGGTAGATTAAGAATATCAGAACCATATACTCTTGGAGATTATAAACACATATATTCTATTGATCCGGATTTTATAGATGTGAAGGTTGGTACTGGAGCAACAGTTACATTTGATGTAAATCAAGCAGCAGCAATTTTAAGTTCTGGTATCAGTACTGATGGTTATACAATTCACCAGACAAAGAGATATCATCATTATATGCCAGGTAAATCTCAATTGATTTATTCTACATTTAATTTTGGTACATCTCAACAAAATGTTTATAAAAGAACTGGATATTTTGATGATAGAGATGGAATTTTCTTTGAACAAGCACCAGATGGAACATTGAGTTTTGTTATTCGGTCTTATGTAACAGGAATTGCTTCTGATAGAAGAGTTACTCAATCTGAATGGAATATGGACAGATTAACGGGACAAGATCCTTCCGGATTTACATTAGATATTACTAAAACTCAATTATTCTTTACCGACTTTGAATGGTTGGGTGTAGGTAGAGTTCGTTGTGGATTTGCAATTGATGGTAAAAATGTTGTTTGTCATGAATTTTATAATGCAAATCACATTCCTACAGTTTATATGTCCAATCCAAATCTTCCAGTAAGATGTGAAGTTAGAAATGTGGGAACACAAGTAGGTGCTGGCGGTTCCTTTAGTCAGATTTGTTCTACTGTAATGAGTGAAGGTGGATATACAGAAGCGGGTAGAGAATTTTCTCACACAACAAATCTTAGAACTGTTGGTGTTGGTACTACAGTTCCAATTATTGCAATTAGACTCAAAAATTCATTTAAAGGATATCCGAATAGAGCAACGGTAAAACTTGAAGATGTCTCTGTGTTTAGTAATGGGGGAAATGTAAAATATGAAGTTGTAAAATTAAGAAGTTCTGTTGGCATCAATTCAACTGGTACTTGGGTTTCTGAGAATACGGAATCTGTTGCTGAATTTAATGAAACTGCAACTGGAATTAGCACATCTTATTTTGAAGATTTTATGGGTGGTTATGCTGCGGGCGAAAGTCAAAATTCCCAAAAACCAACTGCAACATCTGTAGATGTGACAAGTGGACCAACTTCAAAGAAAAATTATATAACACAAAACTTTGATTCAACAGACTCGGAAATCTTTTCAGTTCGTGTAAGTAATATAAGTGATAGTAGTACTAATGTAGGAGTTTCTATAAGGTGGAGAGAGATTTATTGATTTATGTCACAAGATAGCGTCTATTTAGGTAATCCAAATTTAAAAAAAGCAAATATACAGATTGAATTTACTGAAGAGCAAATTATTGAATTTCTTAAATGTAAAGAAGATCCTGTTTATTTTGCAAATAATTATATAAAAATCGTTTCTCTTGATGAAGGTTTAACGCAATTTAAACCATATCATTTTCAAGAAAAATTAATTAACAACTTCCATAGGCATAGATTTAATATTTGTAAGATGCCTAGACAGACTGGAAAATCCACAACGGTTGTTTCTTATCTACTACATTATCTAATTTTTAATGATAGTGTAAATATTGGAATTCTTGCAAACAAAGCAGCAACTGCAAGAGAACTCTTAAGTAGATTGGCAACTGCATATGAAAATCTACCGAAGTGGATGCAACAAGGTATCATTTCTTGGAACAAAGGTTCAATTGAATTAGAAAATGGTTCAAAGATTCTTGCAGCATCTACATCAGCATCTGCAGTACGAGGAATGTCATTTAACATCCTATTTTTGGATGAATTTGCATTCGTTCCAAATCATATTGCAGATAGCTTCTTTGCATCGGTATATCCAACAATTACTTCAGGTAAATCTACGAAAGTCATAATCGTATCTACTCCACACGGTATGAATCATTTCTACCGTATGTGGCACGATGCGGAAAGAAATAAAAATGAATATGTTCCAACAGATGTTCATTGGTCAGAAGTTCCGGGTAGGGATGAAAAGTGGAAAAAGCAAACAATTGATAATACCAATGAGCAACAATTTAAAGTAGAATTTGAATGCGAATTTTTAGGATCGGTTGATACATTGATTAATGTAAGTAAACTGAGAAACTTGGTTTATGAAGACCCAATTAAAAGAAATAAAGGTTTAGATATATACGAAAATCCCATTGATGAGCACAACTATATTATGACTGTTGATGTTGCCAGAGGAATCGGCAACGATTATTCTGCCTTTATCGTATTTGATATAACACAATTTCCATACAAACAAGTTGCAAAGTATAGAAATAATGAAATTAAACCAATGCTATTTCCAAGTATAATTGAGCAAGTGGCAAAAGCATACAATAACTCTTGGATATTGGTTGAGGTTAATGATATTGGCGACCAAGTGGCAAATATTCTACACTTTGATTTAGAGTATGATAATGTACTTATGTGTTCTATGAGAGGTAGAGCTGGTCAACTAGTAGGTTCAGGTTTTAGCGGTAAAAAATCTCAACTTGGTGTGAGAATGACTGCATCCGTTAAGAAACTGGGATGTTCAAACTTAAAAACTCTCATAGAAGATGATAAATTGATGATAAACGATTATGATATCATCAGTGAGCTTACCACATTCATTCAAAAGCACAACTCATTTGAAGCTGAGGAAGGATGTAATGATGACTTAGCAATGTGCTTAGTTATTTTTTCTTGGTTAGTTGCTCAAAGTTATTTTAAAGAGATGACTGACAATGATGTCAGGAAAAGAATATATGAGGAACAAAAAAATCAAATCGATCAGGATATGTCACCCTTTGGTTTTATTGTTGATGGTTTGGACGATATGGAAGTAACAATAGATGCAAAAACTGGAGATAGATGGTTATTCGCTAATGATCAGAATAAAAATGAATCTTTAGAAGTATGGAATTTGGATGAGTATGGTGATAAAAGTTACATGTGGGATTATCTGTAATAAGACTATTTTATAAATACTTTTAGATATTCTGGACATGTAGGAGAAGACAAGATGCCACTTAATTTAGCATCTCCTGGTATTTTAATAAGGGAAGTTGATTTAACAACAGGTAGAGTTCAGCCAACCGCAGCAATTACTGGTGCTATGGTAGGACCTTTTGCAAAGGGTCCTGTAGAAGTTCCAACTTTAATTGAAACAGAGAATGATTTATTGACAATATTTGGTGAACCATACCCAACAGACAAGCAGTATGAGTATTGGTTAAGCGCATCATCATATCTAGCATATGGTGGTAACATGAGAATTGTGAGAGCTGATGATAATGATTTAAGAAATGCTGCTGTATCAACAAACAATCTAACTCCAACAGATGTAAAAATCAAGAGTTTAGATCATTATAATCAGTTGGGTTATGATGAGACTTTAATTCCCGGTATTCACATTGCTGCACAGGACCCTGGTTCTTGGGCAAATGGAATTAGAGTTGCAGTTATTGATTCCTTTGCCGATCAAGAACTCACCATTTCAGCATCTGGATTAGGAACTGCATTTAATTCAAATTTGGTTGGATGTGGTATTACACAATCCATGCAGAAAGTTAGTGCTGGAGTTGGGGTAACTACAGTATTAGACGGATATTTAAAAGGTATCATTACCGGAATTAACACTACAACTAATAAACTTCAAGTAAAAGTTCTTAATCACGTATCAGCCGCTGGCACTGAATCCGTTGTAGATTATCAAGAAAATGGAACATGGTCATTTGAAGCAAGTGTTCCTCTTACAATTATTGCAAAAAATTCTGAGACTTTAACATCAATTGGAGCAACAACACCATCACTCAAAGAAGATTGGTTTGAACAGCAGACAATAGGAATTAGCACCTTTATTCAAGTTGATTGGGACACAATTACAGGAAGACCCGGAACAACCGAGTATGCAGAAACAAGAGGTGGTAGATTTGATGAATTGCATATTGTAGTTATTGATGCTGAAGGAAAAATTACAGGAAATGCTGGAACAATCCTAGAAAAGCATCTTGGATTATCAAAAGCTACCAATGCAACATTCTCCGTTGGAAGTCCATCTTACTGGAGAAAGTATCTCGCTGAAAATTCTAAATATATTTTCGGTGGAAGTCAGCCAGTAGGAGTAGTTACAACTGGTTTTGGAGAAGATTTCCTTCTTGAAACAGACGGTGGTTGGGATCAACCAGTAGATAACGTCATATTCTCAGCTTCTGGTTCTAATACATATACCCTAAGTGGTGGTAAAAATTATTCTGGAACCGATAGTTTAACTGCTGCTGGTTCATTTACTGCAACTGTTGCACAAATAGCAGAAGGATATGATTTATTTGAAAATCCTGATGAATATCAGGTAGATTTCTTACTTATGGGTTCTGCAAATTATACCAAAGAAGGAGCACAATCATTAGCAAATAAACTCATTTCTGTTGCAGAAATTAGAAAGGATACTGTTGCGTTCATCTCTCCACATAGGGGTGCAATTCTTTCAGATACCTCATCTCAAACTGCAGTAACAGTCAAATCCCCTGCTGATATTACTGAAAATCTAGTCAGTTTCTATTCATCAGTTGCATCAACTACTTATGCAGTATTTGATTCTGGATATAAGTACATGTATGATAGATTCACTGATACATTTAGATATGTTCCTTTAAATGGAGATATTGCAGGTCTGTGTGCCAGAACCGATATTAATCAGTTCCCATGGTATTCACCAGCAGGAACAAACAGAGGTGCAATCTTAAATGCTGTCAAACTTCCATATAATCCGACCAAAACTCAAAGAGATAGACTGTACACCAACAGAATAAACTCAGTAGTTTATTCTCCAGGTGCTGGTATTATTCTTTTTGGAGATAAAACTGGGTATGGTAAGGCTTCTGCTTTTGATAGAATTAATGTTCGCAGATTGTTTATTTACCTTGAAAGATCTATTGCTCGTACCGCAAAAGATGTCCTCTTTGAATTCAACGATCAGTTGACAAGAAATAACTTTATTAATACTATTGAACCATTCTTACGTGATGTTAAGGCAAAGAGAGGTATCTTTGACTTCTTGGTAGTTTGTGATGAAAGAAACAATACTCCAGAAGTTATTGATAATAATGAATTTGTTGCAGACATTTATGTCAAACCAACAAGATCAATTAACTTCATTGGTCTAACCTTCATTGCCACCAAGACTGGTGTAAACTTTGAAGAAGTTATAGGAACATTTTAAGTAATTATTCAGAGGTAAAGAACAATGGCAACAGGAAACAACCAAAATTTTCCACCAATTAAAACTATTTCAGATTTTAAAAGTACTTTAACTGGTGGTGGCGCTAGAAGTAATCTATTTGAAGTTGAATTAAGTTTTCCATCTGGAGCACCAATTAGTGACCCAGATGGTGTTATTGAAAAATCTAGATTCTTAGTAAAGTCTGCAGCACTTCCAGCATCTCAGGTAACTCCACTACCAATTCCATTTAGAGGAAGAGTATTAAATGTAGCTGGAGATCGTACATTTGAATCTTGGACAATCACAGTTATTAACGATACTGACTTCAAAATTCGCACAGCATTTGAGCAATGGGTTAACTACATCAATAATGTTGCTAGTAACAGAGGTGAGACTAATCCAACAAATTATCAAGCAGATGCAACTGTCTATCAATTAGATCGTAATGGAGATGTACTTAGATACTACTCAATGTATGATCTGTTCCCAACGGCAGTAAGTTCAATTCCTCTTGCATATGATACAGATTCTGTTCAAGAATTCACAGTAGAAATGCAAGTTCTTTACTGGGAGGCACGTAGAGGTAACTCTATCTCAGTTACTGGTAATAACAGTGGTTCTCAGAACGTCGTTTCTGATGTTACCTAAATATATCAGATAATTAATTAATTTATTATAACATGGCAAAACTTTTTGGTTTTTCTATTGAAAGTTCTGAAAAAAAATCCCAATCTATAGTTGCCCCCGTTCCTCCTAATAATGAGGACGGGGTTGACTATTATATTCAGAGTGGATTTTATGGACAATATGTAGATATTGAAGGCGTATATAGAACTGAATATGATTTAATTAGAAGATATAGAGAGATGGCATTGCATCCAGAATGCGATTCTGCCATTGAAGATGTTGTGAATGAAGCTATTGTTAGTGATTTATATGATTCTCCAGTAGAAATTGAACTTTCAAATTTAAATGCAAGCGATAGACTTAAGGAAGTCGTTCGTGAAGAATTTAAACATATTAAAGAGATGTTGGATTTTGATAAAAAATCTCACGAAATTTTTAGGAATTGGTATATTGATGGAAGACTGTTTTATCTGAAAGTTATAGATCTCAAGAAACCTGAAGATGGTATTCAGGAACTGAGATATATTGACCCTATGAAGATGAAGCACGTTCGTCAAGAAAAAAAGGATGAGAAAAATCGTTTTGATAAAACACCATTTCTTTTTGATGACAAAACATCTCAATTTAATTTTCCAGAAATAGAAGAATATTTTGTATATACACCAACCCCAAATTATCCTTCAGGGACAATTAGTGGTGGTTCAAAGAAGGGTGTAAAGATAGCAAAAGATTCAGTCACATATGTATCTTCTGGACTATTTGATAGAAACAAGGGTACGTGTCTTTCATACTTACATAAGGCAATTAAAGCACTCAATCAACTAAGAATGATTGAGGATTCTCTAGTAATTTACAGACTATCCCGTGCTCCAGAAAGAAGAATTTTCTATATTGATGTTGGCAATTTACCTAAAGTTAAAGCAGAACAATACCTTAAAGAGGTAATGTCTCGCTATAGAAATAAATTGGTTTACGATGCTTCAACTGGGGAAGTTCGTGATGACAGAAAATTTATGAGTATGCTTGAAGATTTTTGGTTACCTCGTAGAGAAGGTGGTAGAGGGACTGAGATTACAACTCTACCCGGTGGTCAAAATCTTGGTGAACTTTCTGATATTGAATATTTCCAGAAAAAACTTTATAGAGCACTTGGAGTTCCAGAATCAAGAATTGCTGGTGGTGGAGATGGATTTAATCTTGGACGTTCATCAGAAATTTTAAGAGATGAACTTAAGTTTTCAAAATTTGTAGGAAGACTTAGAAAGCGTTTTGCGCGGTTATTCAATGACATTCTTCGCACACAACTTCTTCTTAAGAATGTCATAACTCCAGAAGATTGGCAAAAAATGGAGGATCATATTCAGTATGACTTCATTTATGATAATCAATTTGCAGAATTGAAAGAAACTGAAATGATTTCTGGAAGATTAAATTTGTTATCTACTATTGAACCTTATATTGGTAAATATTATTCAACAGAATATGTTAGAAAAAGAATTCTCCGTCAAACTGATGGAGAAATTATTGATATTGACAAGCAAATTGATGATGAAATCAAAAAAGGAATTCTTCCGGATCCTAATGCTCCCGTTGATGAAATGGGAAATCCAATTCCACCAGAAGGTGAAATTCCCCCAGAAGCTGGTGAACAACCTTTAGGAGAAATGCCTCCGGAGCCTGGAATAGAAACTGCAGGTATGGAAGCCCCTGAAATAAAAGAACCTAAAGGTGGGAAGATATAAATAACTAATAGTTGCTTTATATATTTTAAAATGCAAAACGAAGATATTATTAATTTAATTGCGACTAATGGTTCTGCCGCTGATATTTCAGACAGCATTAAAAATGCAATATTTGCAAAAGCTGCTGAGAAGATTGATGCTGCTCGTCCTCTAGTAGCATCAGGAATGTTTGGTGGTGAGTATGTAGAAGGTGGAGAGGAAGAATAATGGCAATTAAAGTTATACAGACAACAACAAGGTTATCTGCCACAATTTCTACTCCAGCAAAAAGTTCTGCAATTACATTAAAGAGTGGATATATTAGAGTTTCTACTGGAATGACTGGTGCTCACGTAGCTATTGGAACTGAACCAACAGCCACGGCGCAAGATTTCCATTTACCACCTTATGGTACGGAAGTTATAAAAGAAAGAATTGCTAGACAAAAAATTTCTGGTATTACCACCGGAACGACTACGGTAATCACTTTTGACGAGAATGCTGGTAATCCTTTTTTAATTGGTGATTATGTTTCAATTGAAGGTGTTTCTTCTCCTGCAGGAATTAATACGAGTCACAATAGTATTGTTTCTATGACAGATTCTTCAGTAACAATTAATTATAATAGTACTTCACATTCAAATATTGTTATTGATTCGGGAAGTCTTGCAAGAAGTGTAAAAGTTTCTGCTTTAGGTAGTGGTGGTTCTGCAGATATCTTTATTTCGGAAGTAGTTCAATTAGTAACAGAGTAAAATGAAACTAATCACAGAAGAAGTATCACAGGTTAAATTCATCACCGAAGGAAAAGGTTCAGACAAAAAAATGTTTATTGAAGGAATTTTCCTTCAAGGTGATATCTGCAATCGTAATGGAAGAATGTATCCTATGGAAACTCTTGCCCGTGAGGTAAAGAGATACAATGAATCATTCGTCCGCAAAGGTCGTGCTCTTGGAGAACTAGGTCATCCTGATGGTCCAACCGTCAATCTTGATAGAGTTTCTCATAAAATTGTCTCTCTTGAACAGAAGGGAACTAATTTTATTGGTAAGGCACAACTTCTTGAAACTCCTATGGGAAAAATTGCAAAGTCTCTAATTTCTGAGGGAGTTTGTTTAGGTGTATCATCCCGTGGTGTTGGTTCTTTAAAACTAACTAACGAAGGTCACAAAATTGTAGGCGAAGATTTTATGCTTGCAACCGCTGCAGATATTGTTGCGGATCCTTCAGCACCCGATGCCTTTGTACAAGGTATTATGGAAGGTAAGGAGTGGATTTGGGATGGTGGAGTGCTAAGAGAAAAATTAGTTGAATCAACAAAACGTAGAATTAACACCCTAGTTGATGAAAAAATCCTTGAAGAACACAAGTTAGAACTGTTCCAGCAGTTTCTTTTAAATTTATAAATTATAAATAAATATAGATTATAACAAAACATCTAAAAAAATGTCCGTTGGTAGTAATTTACAAGAAATGGAAAACGTAGTAACCAAAGGAGCAAAGCCTGCAGAATCCATGGCAAAGGGTAATGCATCTGGAGTTACAACTCCAGGTCAAACCGGAAGCTGGGAAGATTTGGGTGGACCTACTCCTGAAAATTATCGTCCAGATGACGATTCCGCAAAACTCAGAACCGCAGGTGAAACTCTTTCATCTGTTAAGAATGTTGTCAACGCAAAGGCAGCAAAAGCAGAAGCAGCACACTCTTCAGCAACTCCAGTTAAAGAAGAGAACGAAGATTCTGAGGAAGATTTAATCTCCGAAGAAGAATTTGTAGAAGCAATGCATAACGATGAGGAAGGCGAAGAAGAAGAAGCACCCAAAAAGAATTCTAAATCCAAAAAGCCTCAGGATGAGGAAGAAGAAGATGAGGAAGATGAAGTCAAGGAAGAATTTGATATTGAAGAAGATGTAAATGCACTTCTTGCTGGTGAAGAACTTTCTGAAGAGTTTCAAGAAAAGGCTAGAACTATTTTTGAAGCTGCAATTAGAAGTAAGGTAGCAGAAATCAAAGAAGATCTTCAAGAGCAATATGAAAATGCTCTAGTTGAAGAAATTGAATTGATTAAAGAAAGTCTAACAGAAAGACTTGATGCATACCTTGAGTATGTTTCTGACGAATGGATGTCAGAAAATGCAATTGCTATTGAGCACGGTCTTAAGACCGAAATGACTGAATCATTCCTCACTGGAATGAAGCAACTTTTTGAAGAACATTATGTAACAATCCCTGAAGATAGATATGATGTAATCGAGAGCATGGTAGATAAACTTGATGAAATGGAAGGAAAACTCAACGAGCAAATCGAAAAGAATGTTGCTCTAAATCAAAGATTAGCAGAGTCAGTTGCTGATGTTATCTTTGGAGATGTCACTGAGGGTCTTGCACTTTCTCAGAAAGACAAACTCGCTTCTCTTGCTGAAAATGTTGAGTTTGATAGTGAAGAAAACTATCGTGAGAAACTAGTAACTCTAAGGGAATCATATTTCCCAACTAGAAATGCTGGTACTCAAAGAGATGTTTCCGAAAATTTATCTGAAGAAGTATCTTATGAGGGTATGACACCTTCTGTCACACCAACAATGGAAAGATATCTTCAGACTCTGGGAAGAGTTTCTAAAAAGTGATTTTTAAATTATCCAATCAAACTAAAACTTTTTAAAAAGAGGTAAAATACAAATGCAGATGTTCAACGCAGAATACCTGCAGGAGAAGTGGGCACCAATTCTGGACTATGATGGTCTTGATACAATCAAAGACGCACATCGTAGATCAGTAACCGCTATCCTGCTAGAGAACCAAGAAAGAGAATTAAGAGAGCAACAAGAGTTCCTCTCAGAAACCCCAACCAACTGGACCAATAGTGGTGCTAGTGGTGCTGGTTTCGGTGGTAGCGCACAAGGTTTCAGTGCTGGTCCTACCGCAGGTTTTGACCCCGTTCTGATTTCATTAATCAGACGCTCAATGCCTAACCTCCTTGCATATGATCTCTGTGGCGTTCAACCAATGAACGGTCCTACAGGACTCATCTTTGCAATGCGTACTCGTTACAACGGTCAAGCTGGTACTGAAGCATTCTACAACGAAGCAGATTCAGCATTCTCCGGTCAGAACGAAGGATTTGACCTTGCTAACGGTTTCAGCGATGGTACTGTTGGTATGGGTACTACCGCTCAGCGCGGAACCAACCCTTCAGTTCTAAGTGCATCTAACCAAACTGCAAACGCAGCACCTGGAGATAACGCTTATAACGCTGGCGGTGGTATGCGTACCGATGACGCAGAAGATTTAGGAACCGCTGGTGATAACTTCAACCAGATGGGTTTCTCAATCGAGAAAGTCACCGTTACTGCAAAGTCACGCGCACTGAAGGCTGAGTACTCACTAGAGCTTGCTCAAGACCTCAAGGCAATTCACGGTCTAAATGCAGAAGCTGAGCTTGCTAACATCCTCAGCACTGAAATTCTTGCAGAAATCAACCGTGAAATCATCCGTACCATCTATAAGGTTGCTAAGCCTGGTGCTCAAGCAAATACCGCAACTGCTGGTACTTTTGACCTTGACGTTGACTCCAACGGTCGTTGGTCAGTTGAGAAGTTCAAGGGTCTAATCTTCCAAATCGAGCGCGATGCAAACGCAATTGCACAGCAAACTCGTAGAGGAAAGGGTAACATGATCCTCTGCTCCGCAGACGTTGCTTCAGCACTTGCGATGGCAGGAGTTCTTGATTACACCCCAGCACTCAACGCAAACCTGAATGTTGATGATACCGGCAATACTTTCGCTGGTGTTCTTCAAGGTAAGTATAGAGTCTATATCGATCCATATTCAGCAAACGTAGCACCTAATCAGTTCTATGTTGTTGGTTATAAGGGTTCCAGCCCATATGATGCTGGTCTCTTCTATTGCCCATATGTTCCTCTCCAAATGGTTCGTGCCGTTGGTGAGAACACCTTCCAGCCTAAGATTGGCTTTAAGACCCGCTATGGTCTTGTTGCTAACCCATTCGCGGAAGGTTCTTCACAGGGACAAGGTAATCTTACCACCAACGCAAACGTTTACTACAGAAGAGTTAAGGTTTCTAACCTTATGTGATTTAATCACAACTCACTGTACACAAGAGGGTCTTCGGACCCTCTTTTTTTATCTAAATAATTTTGTAAAATTAATGATTAATTATGGCAACACCATTTGATAAACAAATAACTAATAGGAACTTTTTATCTCCAATTGGATTTCAGTTCACTTTAGCAAAAGAACCAAAAGTACCTTTTTTCTGCAACTCAGCCAAAATTCCAGAAATTACTTTTCCACCTCTAGAACAGCCATCATATTTAAAAAATATTAATATACCTGCAACTAAACTACAATATGAAGACCTTTCTCTCCGTTTTTTGGTTGATGAAGATATGACCAATTATCTTGCAGTTTATAAATGGATGATTGGTTTAGGATTTCCAGAAACAACAAAACAATTTGCCGACTTTACTAGAGGTGTGAGAGAAGAAGATATAGATTACTTGAGTCAGTATAGTGACGGCTCATTAACTATATTGAATAGTAATTACAATCCAACAGTAATTGTAAAATTTAAAGATTTATTTCCAGTCAGTTTGTCATCAGTTGAATTCAATACGACGGATACTGACATCAATTACTTTACAGCAGAGGCAGTTTTCACTTATACTGTATATGAAATCGTAGACAAGAATGGCGAACTATTATGAATCTTGAGCAAATTCAGGAGATGTGGGAGAGAGATTCTGTCATTGATCCTGATAATTTACATGATGAATCGTTAAAAATTCCTCAGTTACATTCAAAGTATTATACTCTTCATAACACAATTACACTTCTTCGGGAAAAAGCAAGAGAAACTTTTAATAGAGTTAAACTAGAACGCTATAACTACTACACAGGAAAGGCACCAGCAGAGGTTTATGAGGAAGAACCTTTCCCGTATAAAGTAAGAGACAAAGAGGCGTTACAGAGGCATATGGAAGCAGATGAGAAATTAAGTAAATTAGAACTCAAGATGAAATATTATGATATTATGCTTAAATTTTTAGAAGAGATTATTAAGACGGTTTCTAACAGAACTTATCAAATTAAAAATGCTATTGAATTTATGAGATTTCAGGCAGGATTCAATTGAGGCAGAAATGCCTCTTTTTATTGCAAATAAATACATATAACTGATATTATATGAATGTCTCATTTGGTTATATCAAAAAAGAATGAGGTATATCTGCACATTCAGGCAGAACCTCACGTATATTATGAACTGGCAGACCAATTTACATTTGATGTTCCAAATGCAAAGTTTGCTCCAGCGTATCGTAATAAGTATTGGGACGGAAAAATTCGCCTTTTCTCTACACAAACGGGCGAAATTTATGTCGGTCTTTTAGATAGAATTATAAGATTCTGTGAGAATCACGAATACACTTACGAATTTAGAGATAACAAATTTTACGGATTACCTTTTGAGGTCAATGAAGGTATTTCCAAAGAAGGTGTAAAAGATTATATGACGGCAATTAGCAGGCATTCCCCAAGAGATTATCAAATTGAGGGAGTATACGACGCTTTAAAACATAATCGTAAGTTATTGATATCTCCAACTGCTTCTGGAAAGTCTCTAATGATATATTCTCTTGTGAGATATTACGTTGAGAAGCAACAAAATATTCTCGTAGTTGTTCCAACGACTTCCCTTGTAGAACAAATGTATAAAGATTTTGCAGATTATGGATGGGATGTTGGTT